GATATTATATGGAACAAATCCAACTGTATGCCGGAGAGCGTCCGGGATCGCTGCACCAAGAGCCACGAATATATTTTTCTACTTTCCAAATCGGAACGCTATTATTTCGACGCGGCGGCGATCAGCGAACCCGTTACATCAACCAAGGGCAACGCCAGGACGTTCCGCGGCGGCGGTGCCTACACCGGCGGGCGGGCACACGACAACAGCGCCCAAGTGGAGCGCGAGAGCCACGGGAACCGAGAAAACCAGACGGGCCGCCGGAACAAGCGGGACGTGTGGACCGTAAGCACAAACGGCTTTCGCGGCGCCCATTTTGCCGTGTTTCCTGAAAAGCTGATTGAACCCTGTATTTTAGCAGGCAGCCCATTGGGCGGCACGGTCTTGGATCCGTTCGCCGGGAGCGGCACCACCGGAGTGGTGGCCAAGCGCCTGCGGCGCGATTTCATAGGCTGCGAGATCAACCACGACTATGCACAAATGGCAGCTGACAGAATAGCGGCGGCCACGCCGTAAGGAGGGCACCGTGGAAGTAACTGTAAATATGACCGCAGAGGAGTTTCTGGAGTTTGTGGCCTGGGGGAAAGACCGGGACTATTACAAAAGCAGGCTGGACAAGGAACTGAACAAGCGGGAAATACTGGCAAAGAAAACGTGCTGGGCAATCGACGCAGATCCGAAGAAGCCCGGCAAGGTCAAAATCATTGACCAGGACCACGCGGCGGAATTGCTGGAAATGGCCAAGGATTACCTGGCATAAAAAGAAAAGCCACCTGCGCCCGGTGCTGTCAACACGGCGCAGGTGGCAATATAGACGACGGAAAACCGTCCGATATACCTATATTATATCAGGTTCCCGGACGGAATACAAGCCGGAAAAAGCGACGGGGCCACGGCCCCGTATAGCGCCGGTAAGAGTGATTAGTAAAGTGACCAGCAGCAGAAAAGGAGGCACCCATGGCCTACGTTCATAGGGTGGTGAAAGCTGGTCCGTGTGTCGAACACAAGAAAATGCAATCTTTCCGGGTTCACACCAAAGGAGTGAAGCGCGGCCCCAATACTGGGCACACCACCGAGAAGCAGGAGCGGATCAACGAGCGGGTGGCAGAGGAACACCTGCGCTGGGATATAAACGCCAATTTCGGCCATAGGGATCTCCACGCCGTTTTACACTACTACGTCAAGGACAGTTCTTTCGAGGAGGTCCTGGAGAACAAGGCCGCCTTTCTGCGGAACCTGCGGAAACTCTGCAAAAAGCACGGGATCACGTTCAAGGCCGTGGTGGTCATAGAAACCAAGCGCATGACCAACCCGCACATTCACGTTATCATTTCCCGCATGGATCCGGAGATCATCACGGAGGCGTGGGAGAATGTCCCAAGAGGCGGCGGAGGTATCAGCTTCAAGCCTATGGACAGGCGCGGCAACCACTACAAGCTGGCCGCCTACCTGATGAAAGAAAGCCGTTCCACCATGGAGAGGTACAGAGAGATCGGCAAGCGCGGGAAGCGGTACAGCAAAACGCAGAACATGGACAAGCCGGAAATCACATACACCGCCGTGCCTGCGTCCAGCTGGAGAAAGGACCCGAAAGCGAGAAAGGGCGCCGTGCTGTATAAGTTCGACGACGGATCCACCTGCCGGAGCGGGTGGCATGAGATCAGCGGTTACCCATACCAGGAGTATTTCGAGATTTTCAACGAATAGGAGGGTTTTCTGTGAAAATCTACATATCAGGCAAGATCACCGGGGACAGGCGTTATAAAGCCAAGTTCCGAGAGGTGGAAAAGAAGCTGGCGGCGGCGGGCCATATCGTACTGAACCCCGCCACGGCGCCGGAGGGGCTGCGCCCCGTGGATTATATGCGCCTGTGTTTCGCCATGATGGAGGCGGCGGACGTGGTTCTGTTCATGCAGGACTACCAGGACAGCCGCGGCGCCATGCTGGAATGGGCGTGGTGCCAGTACGTTGGGAAACAGACCTGTTTCGACCTGGCGGCGTTTGGAGGTGCAAAAGCGGAATGAAATGGCATATTGCAAGTGTCAGCTGGGGCAAGGACAGCCTGGCCATGCTCCTAATGCTGATTGCCAAGGGCCACCCGCTGAATGAGGTGGTTTTCTACGATACCGGAATGGAGTTTGAGGCGATTTACCACACACGGGATCAAATGCTACCCCGCCTGGAGCAGCTGGGGATCAAGTACACCAGACTGGAGCCGGAAAACCCGTTCCTGTTTGATATGCTGGAAAGGCCGGTTTGCAGTAAGCAGAAAGGCACACACCAAGGTTATGGCTGGTGTGGCGGCCTCTGCCGCTGGGGAACCACGGGGAAGCTGAAAGCCATAGACAGGTACGCGGAGGCGCGGGACGCTATGGTTTACGTTGGCATAGCTGCCGACGAAACACCACGACTGGAAAAAGAACGGAAGCCGTATAAACTGCACCCGCTGGCAGAGTGGGGCATGCCGGAAGCCGACGCCATGGCATATTGCTATGAAAACGGGTTTTCGTGGCTGGAGGGCACGATCCGCCTTTATGACGTGCTGGACCGTGTTTCGTGCTGGTGCTGCTGCAACAAGAACCTGCGGGAACTGCGGAATATGTATATTTACCTGCCGGAATACTGGGAGCGCCTGAAAGACCTGCAACGGAAAATAGACAGGCCAATGAAAGGCTATTACAAAGGCAAGCCGCGCGGCGTGTTTGAACTGGAACAACGGTTCCGCGCAGAATTGGAACAGGAGGCAAGAGCATGAGCAAAGCTGTTTTGATCAGCATTCGCCCGGAGTGGTGTGAGAAGATCATCAACGGGCGGAAGACGATCGAGGTGCGCAAGACGCTCCCGAAGATGGATACGCCGTTTAAGTGCTACATCTACTGCACGGCAGGCAGACCTGATCTGAACATCCCGATTTCTCAGGAGCGGCTTATGCGTGATTATCTGGAAACTGGTTCAATGAAATCGATGAACTGCCCACTTGGAAACGGGAAGGTTATCGGAGAGTTTACCTGCAACAGGGTAACGAACCTTTTTTCAAACAGCAGATTTTGGCTGGACGAGGATGATGTTTTACACACATGTTTGTCTGCTGCGGAAATGCGAAAATACGCAAATGGTGCGCATGGGTTATACGGCTGGCACATCTCAGATTTGCGCGTTTACGATCACCCGCGCGATCTGTGGGAGTTTACCGGCCTGCGGGAGACAAAATTCGGATTGGCACCAGGACCGATTACCCGCCCGCCGCAGAGCTGGCGGTATGTGGAGAAAGAACTATGGAACGACTGACAAATAAACGCGAAGCCGACGCGCAGCGAGAAGAGTACGAGCGCCGCCTTGCAAACGGGTATCCTCGGAATATCCCAGAGGAGCGGTTTCTGCGCCTAGCGGCCTACGAGGACACGGGGCTTGAACCGGAAGCAGTGGAAACGGTTAAGCTTGCGCTGGCCGCAAAGCATTTGGTAGACCTCGAAACGCTCAACAATACGCCAATCAGCAGGCTCGTAGAGCTTGCCGAGGCCGACAAGGACGGGCGCGTGGTCGTGCTGCCGTGCAAGGTGGGAGAACGCTGGACAGATGAGGACGGTCGAGCAGTGCGAATAACCGCAGTAATCGTCAGCATAGAGCCATTTGGGACGAACATCAACATCTACTTTGATTATGAGGACGCAACGCCGGACGATGCGGGAAGCGACTGCGTGACAAATTGGGATTATTTCAGTCGCCACTATACCTGCATTGAGGTCGAGCGGGCGATGGAGGAAAAGAGGAATGGTTGAGTTTCGCCCGTGCCCGTTCTGCGGCGGTGAAATCGATGGGCCCAATTCCGTGCAGTGCAATTATGGGAAGAAGATTATCACGCTTGGCATGATCTGCACAAAATGCGGAACCGAATTTAAGTTCCGGGCAACGTTTGTAGAAAATCCGTACACGGAAGCTAGAGAGGCTTGGAACAGGAGGGCGGCGGATGGGCCAGCACAAACATAATCCTACAGCCATTGCGGCTAAGAATGGTGAGTTGCCGCCGAAGAAGCGAGAGCGGCGGCTGACCAAGCGGCAGGCGGAAATGCTCTTGCGGCTGAAAATTATACGAACAATCGACCCATTCCACGCCATGCCGGATGGGATGGCCGAAGTTATTGCAGGAGGTATGCCTTATGGCTGATTATATCCGGCGCGATGATGCGATGTTTGCGCTGCGGAAAGCAGAACGCGGTGGAAGCATGACGGCACTAACACGGTTGGAACGCGCATATGCCGAAATTCGGGAAATGCCCGCCGCCGACGTTGCGGAGGTGGGGCACGCAAGATGGGAACGGGTACGTTCAAACTGGTATTGCACAGGCTGCAATAAGGGCTACAGAATCACGAAAGGTGCGCCAATGGCGAGCGGTTTCTCATACTGCCCCAACTGCGGAGCGAAGATGGATGGAGCTGCCGAATGAGCGGGCTGCGGTTTGAGAGCATGGCGGAAATGCCGCCGCGGATGCGGGAGCTTTATGCACGGCAGCAGATGCCGGGGGCTGCCGCGGGGCCGAAGAAGGCCTCGAAGTATCACAGCACGCCAGCCGAGCGCGGCGAGCTGCGCTTCGACAGCCAGAAGGAGGCGCGGCGGTATGACGAGCTGATGGTCATGCTGCGGGCCGGGATCATCTCCGACCTGCGGCTGCAGCCGCAATTCACGCTGCAGGAATCTTATGTGACAGAGACCGGCGAGCGGATCCGCGCGATCCGGTACACGGCGGACTTTTCGTACAAATTCGGCGGCAAGCTCGTCGTCGAAGATGTGAAGTCCAAGCCGACGCGGACAAAGGAGTATTTGCGGAACCGCAAATTCATGCGGTCCAAATTCGGGATCGAGATCCAGGAGGTCTAACATGCCAGAAAAAAACGAGAGCAGCCCGCGCGAAGCATGCGGGCTGCCGAAGCAGGGCAATGCCTGCCCGTATGCAAAGATCGCGCCGGTTCTTTGCGCGCGGTGCGGCTGGAACCCGGATGAGCACGCGCGGCGGCAGGCGCTGCCGCTGACCGAGAACGCCGACGGGCTGCGGCGCAAGGATATCAGCCAGCCCGAGGACTAAGACCAGCAATCAGCCGGGGAACCATATTTTTTCGGACTTTGGCCGCGGCCGCTCCGCCATGAGACGGCTGCGGGAGGATCACCCCGGCTCTGCACCCGGCCCGCGAAACCTCAAGCCCGCGGGCCGGGGATAAAAAGCGCGTGTGGAACGTGCGCGCGAATGGGAACCGTCAACGTTACCCCACGCCGGGTGTCGGGATCGCCCGGCGGCATCGTGTTACCTCCTTATGGAAAGCTGCCTGAGCAGACAAGGGCAGCTCGTCTGCGGCGACAGGGGGACGCGCAGGCGCAGGCGGTGCAAGTCCGCTCTGCATAGGGGCCGGGAGACCGGCCCCTGACGAAAGGAGAATGGAAATGTCACACGTAGTCGATCTGACGGGCACGGACTTTGGATATTTGCACGTCATCGGGCGGGATACCAGCAAAAAAGGAGACACGGCACACTGGATCTGCCGGTGTAAATGCGGGACCGTCTGCAGCAAGGACGGCAGATACCTCCGGAACGGGCATGCAAAAAGCTGCGGCTGCTTCCGGAAAGAACGCGCGGCCACGCTCGTCACCAAGAGGGATCCAGCCAAAAAGCCAAAAGCCGAACCGAAGAAGAAAAAATTCGGCCGCGGCCCGCAGCGGGCAGGCTCCGGGATCTGCTACAACCCACTCTGCCCGACGCGCAACAACTACCGCGGCGCCTGGAGCTGCACCGAATGCCGCTTCTGCCCGGAACGCAAATTTGCCCGCCAGTCGAGGCGGGAGATCATCACAATTTGAAGGGAGTATCAAATGGAAATGCGGATCGAAAAAGCCAGAGAGGAACGAAGGTGGCAACCGTGTTGATTGAAATTCTGAACCTTGCGGCCGCGCTGGAGTGGATCGCGCTGGGCGTGCTGGTGTTTTTCAAACTGCGGAGCCTGAAACGTCAGGCAGAAGTAGTGCTCGAGACACTGGACGCCGCAGCCTGGAAAAGCATTAAACAAGAAGAGAAGGTCTGGCGCAAGAACACCCCGAACGAGATTAGGGCAGCGTTCGGCTTTCCGCCGATAACGCCAACAGAATACACAGAAATGAAAATACGAGAGGAAACGGCCCGCTGAACGCATGGCCGGAATTTCCGGCCACGCTTTGAGCGGGCAGAAAAAACAAAGGAGGGCTACAGCATGCAATGGGAACATGGATGCTTATTCGACGACAACCCGGAATACGATGCGTTCACGTCGAAATTCAAACCCAAAAAGACAACGGACGACTGCTACACGCCACCGCTTGTTTATGAGGCGATCCGGGATTGGGCGTGCAGTGAATATGGGATTGACCCGGCATGCATCGTGCGGCCATTCTATCCGGGTGGGGACTATGAACGTTTTGACTATCCGGACGGCTGCGTCGTGCTGGACAACCCGCCTTTTTCGATTCTTTCAAAAATCTGCGAATTCTACATAGACAGAGGGATTGCGTTCTTTCTTTTTGCGCCATCGCTCACGGCGTTCTCCGGCCGATCAGTTGTGCTGAGGATGAACCATATCATTTGCGATGCAGACATCACGTATGAAAATGGCGCAGTCGTTCGCACGGCGTTTGTAACAAGTTTCGGAGGAAACATCGCGCAGAGCGCCCCGACGCTCAGAAAAGCGGTCGAACGGGCGATGCGGCAGATTAAGGCGGAGACAAAAAAGGAGCTGCCGAAATATACATATCCGGACCATGTGCTGACGACAGCCATGCTGCAGAAATATGCGAACTACGGTATAGAGTTTGCGGTTAAGCGCGAGGACTGCACGTACGTTGAAAAGCTGGACAGTCAGCGCGCAGCGGGAAAGAAAATCTTTGGTGGCGGGCTGCTGCTGTCAAACCGAGCTGCCGCCGAGAAAGCTGCCGCCGAGAAAGCCGCCGCGCACGTCTGGGAGCTGTCTGAATGTGAAAAGGGCATCATTGCGAGCCTCGGGAAATAAACCGAGGCAGGAGGAGATATGGTAAAGAGACACAAGCGCCGGAAGTTTTCCGGGAGGGTCTGCGAGCAGATCGTGTACACGGTGGCGGGCGGCACGAATCCGAAGACCAGCCGGCCGAAGAAGCCGCGGTTCCAGTCGCAGGAAGAACGCGAGGAATTCAACACCAGGATCTCGGCTGCAAAGTTCGCGGCGCTGGTCAACGCCAACTTCTCCCCGTCGAGCTATTACTCCACACTTACGCTCGACCCCGAACATGAGGTACATACCGCGCAGGAGATGCGCAGGATCCGGGATAATTTTTACAGACGCATGGCCTACCGCTACCCGGACGCAAAGATCGTCATTGTCTACGGCCGGGGCAAATCGACCAACCGCTTCCATCTGCACCTGATCACGGACGGGATTCCTGCCGATGCGCTGGGCCAGCTCTGGGGCCTCGGCAGCGTCATCGACTGCAAGCCACTGCGAAAGCACAATTACTATCTGGATGAGAACGGAAATAAGGTCGACCACGGGCAGGACTACAAGGCGCTGGCCAACTACCTGCACGGCCACTGGCGCAAGGAGTTCGGCGGCCACCGGTACAAGGCCAGTCGCAGCTGCGTCCGGCCGGAGCCGGAGCCCGCGACCGAGGCGGTCCGGGACTACAGCCCGACGCGACCGCCAGTCGCCCCGCGCGGCTACATCCTCGTCGAGTCCAGAGCCACGCAGTATGGATTCCTATATTTCAAATATGTATGGGATCCCAAAAACGAGACACATAAGCGGAACGGGAGCCGCCTTCTTTAAGCCTTGTAAATGTGTTGAGTTTTGCGACGAAGAAGGAAGGAGCTGAACAGATGTCGAAACCGAGATACTGGTGGTACGGGAATGTCTGCCGCACCATCGGCGAATACCCGAAACTGAGCCGACAGGTTCGGGATATGAGCCGGCAGAAGATCACGCCGGGCTATTCCTCGCAGCCAGGCGGGCAATCCTCCGGCCGCACCGTCGAGGACATTGCGGTGCGCGTACTGTCCTCACGGGAGTACGAGGACTACACGGCGATCCAGTCCGCCATCAACACCGCGCAGACCTGGCGGGACGGCGGCGATGTGCTGGAGATCGTGCGCCTGCATACATGGATCTGGCCGCGCGAGAGTCTGGAGTCCGCTGCCAGACAGGTACACGTGAGCACATCCACGGCCAAGCGGATGTACAGCCGCTTTGTCTACGAGGCAGCGAGGGCAATGGGCTACCGCAAAAGTTGAGCTAACAGAGCCTAAAATCTGTGCTACAGTGATAGCGTGAAGAATTGGAGGGAACAGGATGCAGCCATGGGCCGCACGCTTTTACGCGTCCGGGCGCTGGAAGAAATGCCGCGCCGGGTATATCAAGTTCCGCCGGACCATCGATGGCGGGCTGTGCGAAGAGTGCCGGGACAAGCCGGGCTATATCGTCCATCACAAGCGGGCGCTCACGCCGGACAACATCACCGACCCGGACGTCAGCCTGTCCTACTCCAATCTCGAGTTTGTCTGTAAAGACTGTCACGATCAGTTCGACGGTCACGGCGTCGCAAGATCTCTGACGCAAAAAATTTTCTTCGACGCCGCCGGAGACCCGATCCCCACCGTCGCGCGAGGCCGGGGCGCCGGCTAGATCACCGCACGCCCTACCTCGGAAGAATACGCAGGCCGTTCGCGAGCCCCCCCTACAAAAGCGCGGCGATAAGTAATCTACGCGCACGCGCGGACAGACGGCAAAAATCACGCGAAAAGGAGGCGGTTTTTGTGGCGAACAGGCAGGAAAAGACAAAGGAACAGCGTATCCGCGCCGAGAAAACCAGGCTCCGGAGAATCTACAAGCTTCTGCCGAAGGAAGCGGCCGGGACTGTCGCGGGACTCATCGATCAGGCGGCCTTTATGCGCATCGAGTGCGAGGACATGGCAGACGACCTGCGGGAAAACGGCTGGACAGAGAAATTCCAGCAGTCGGAGCGACTGGAGCCATATGACCGCGCCCGGCCGATCGGGCAGGCGTACAACTCGACAAACGCGAACTACCAGAAGATCATCAAGCAGCTCACGGCGCTCCTGCCGAAGCCGGACACCGCGCCGAAGCAGGAGGACGACGGCTTTGCAAGCTTTGTCCGGGAGCGTGACGAGGAATGAAACTCACGCGCTACCCGGCGACCTACAACCCCATCCTCGAATACTGGCAGGCCATCCAGGGCGGCCGCGAGGTCGTCAGCATGAAAGTCCAGAAGACCTACAGGCACGTTGTAGAGCAGCTGGAAAACACAGATTCCGAGTTTTACTACTCGCCGCGCCGGGCAAACCACGTCCTCGAATTTTTTGAAAACTACTGCCACCACTCCAAGGGCAAGGCGGGCGGCCAGCTCGTCCGGCTGGAGCTATGGGAAAAAGCACTGCTGGCGACTGTCTTCGGGTTTATCGACATCGAGGGCAACCGCCAGTACCGCGAAGCGATCCTCATTGTCGGCAAGAAAAACGGAAAATCGCTGCTGGCATCCGGCGTCGGACTGTATTTGCAGACGGCGGACGGTGAGGCTGGCCCGGAGGTCTACGCCGTGGCCACCAAGCGAGACCAGGCGAAGATCATCTGGCAGGAAGCAAAGCGGATGGTCAAGAAGTCCCCGGCGCTCTGCCGCCGGATGCGCAGTCTGGTTGCTGAGCTGGACAGCGATTTTAACGACGGCGTTTTCAAGCCGCTGGCCTCTGACAGTGACACTCTCGACGGACTCAACATCCACGGGGCCATGATGGATGAGATCCACCAGTGGAAGAGCGGGCGCGCCCTGTACGACATCATCGCCGACGGCGTGACGGCCCGTGAGCAGCCGCTGATCTTTATCACTTCCACCGCGGGCACCATCCGCGAGGACATCTACGACGAAAAATACGAAGAGGCCGAGCGCATCATAAACGGCTACGAAGATCCGGACGGGTACCACGACCCGCGCCGGATCGCGTTTATTTACGAGCTCGACAAGCGCAGCGAGTGGACGGACCCGGACTGCTGGAAAAAGGCAAATCCGGGCCTCGGGACGATCAAGAGCTACACGGCGCTGAAAGAGCGGGTCGAGCGGGCGGAGAAAAACCCGGCCCTCGTCCGCAACCTCGTCTGCAAGGATTTCAACATCCGCGAGACCTCCAGCGAAGCATGGCTCAACTTTGAGCAGCTGGACAACCGCGACACCTTCCAGCTCGACAAGGAAAACCGCCGCCTGATCTGGCAGCACCACATGGCGGACGGCAAGACGCAGGAGCGCGTGCTTTCCTACCCGCGATACGGCATCGGAGGCGCGGACCTCTCCAAGACCACTGACCTGACGGCGGCAAAGGTCCTGTTCCAGGTGCCGGAGCTGCCGGAGATCCTGTTTGTGCTGCAGATGTACTGGCTGCCGCAGGACCTTTTGGAAAAGCGCGTCACGGAGGACAAGATCCCCTACGACAAGTGGCATGAGCGAGGGCTGCTCCGACTGTCCGAGGGCAACAAGATCCGCTATGAGGACGTCAAAGTATGGTTCGTCGAGGTGCAGGAAGACCTCGATATTTTTATACCCTTTATCGGCTATGATGCGTGGTCGGCGTCTTACTGGACGGACAGCATGGCGGACTACTTTGGAGCAGAGGCCATGATCCCCGTGCATCAGGGCGTGAAAACGCTTTCCGAGCCGATGAAGCGATGCGGGAATGATCTGGAGTCCAAGCGGATCGTCTACAACAACAACCCGATTGACAAGTGGTGCATGGCAAACACCGCCTACGACGAGGACAAAAACGGAAATATCCAGCCGCACAAAACGAGCAAGTCCACGCGCCGCATTGACGGAACGGCGGCCCTGCTCGATGCCTACACGATCTACGATCAGAAGCAGGCGGAATACACCAGTATGCTCTAGGAGTGAGACAATGGGATTTTTTAAAAACCTCCTGACGAATATCACGACGACCAAGCGCGTTTCGACCGTTCAGATGGTGCAGGAGCGCGGGAATGGCTTTTACAGCTACAACGGCAAAATGTATCAGTCCGATATCGTCCGCGCCTGCATCCGGCCAAAGATCAAGGCCATCGGAAAGCTGACGGCCAAGCACATCCGGGAGACCATCACCGCCCAGACGCGGAAGATCGCCGTAAATCCGGAGCCGTATATCCGGTTCCTGCTCGAGGAACCGAACCAGTACATGACAGGCCAGCTGCTGCAGGAGAAGCTGGCCGCGCAGCTGGTACTAAACAACAACGCGTTTGCCGTGATCCTCCGGGATGAAAACGGCCTACCGAACGCCATCTTCCCAGTCGCGGCCATGCAGGCCGACGCGGTCTACGACGCGGGCGGGAACCTGTACCTGAAGTTTTACATGCAGAACGGCAACGTCCTGACGTTTGCCTATGACGATATCATCCACCTGCGCGGGGACTTTTACGAAAATGATATCTTCGGCGACCCGATAGCCCCGGCCATCGTGCCGCTCATGGAGATCGTAACGACGACGGATCAGGGCATCGTCAAGGCCATCCGGAATAGCGCCGTCATCCGCTGGCTTTTGATGTTCGCATCCTCCATGCGCGCGGAGGATATCAAGAAGCGCGCGCAGGACTTTGCCGACAGCTTCCTCAATGTTTCCAACGGAACGGGCGTCGCGGCCGTCGACGCAAAGGCCGAGGCCAAGCAGATCGACCCCAAGGACTACGTCCCGAACGCCGCACAGATGGATAAGACCACGCAGCGCATCTATGCCCTGTTCAATACCAACCCGCACATCGTCACATCCATTGCGACGGAGGATGAGCAGAACGCCTATTTTGACGCCGAGATCGAGCCGGTTTTGAAGCAGCTGAGCGGCGAGTACACCCGCAAGCTCTTCTCCCGTCGCGAGCGTGGCTGCGGCAACCGCATCGTCTTTGAGGCGTCCGCGTGGGACTTCGCCTCGACCTCGACCAAGCTCAACCTCCTGCAGATGGTTGACCGCGGCGCGCTGACGCCGAACGAATGGCGCCGCGCCTTTAACCTCGCGCCGGTCGACGGCGGCGACAAGCCAATCCGGCGGCTCGATACGCAGCCGGTCAATCAGAATACCAACCAGAAGGGAGATGAAACCGCATGAAGATCAGCATTCGCGGGCCAATCGTATCCAGCAACAACCACCGTTTTTACCAGTTTTACGGCATGGAAGCGGCAAGCCCAAAATCCGTAGCCGACGCGCTTGCCAAGGGAAACGGTGAGCGGGCAGAGGTCGAGATCAATTCCGGCGGCGGCGAGATCTTTGCCGCGAGCGAGATCTATACCGCACTGCGCAACTACGCCGGAGGCGTCCACATCCGCATCGTCGGCCTTGCGGCCTCGGCCGCGTCCATCATCGCCATGGCGGGCGAGTCGGAAATGACGCCGACCGGCATGATGATGATCCACAACGTACAGTCCAGCGCCGACGGCGACTACCGACAGATGGAGCACACCGCCGGTGTCCTGCGCGACGCCAACCACGCCATTATCTCGGCCTACGTCGCCAAGACCGGAAGGCCGGAAGCGGAGATCGCCGCCATGATGGACGCCGAGACCTGGATCACGGCGGAGCGAGCCGTAGAGCTCGGCCTCGTCGACCGCATCATGCAGCCGGATGGAGAGCAAAAACCGCTGGCCGCGGATTTTTATTCCGGCATGCTCAGCGAAGACGCGCTCCGGCGCGCGGAAAACTTTTTAAAAGGTCAGGCCGCAGAGCCTGATTTTTTTATGCCCGAACGGGCGCAGGCAGAAGCAAAACTGAAATTTTTAAAACTCAAAGGAGAATTGAAATGACGAAGGAACTTTACAACATCCAGCGCCAGAAGCTCATGGACGAAGCCCAGAAGCTGCTGGACGAAAGCAAGACCGCAGAGGCACAGGCCAAGATGAAAGAAGTCGAGGCCCTCGACGCCAAGTTTGAGGAGGAAGCCAAGATCCAGGCGAACCTCAACGCACTTGCAGGCCAGAAGGTCGCGGCTCCGGCTGCGGTGGCACAGTCCATCGACCTGTCCGGCACGGCGAAGACTCCGGACGTGCTCGACCGGTACGATACCGACGAGTACAAGCGGGCCTTTATGAACTACGTCCTGACCGGCAAGAAGATCCCGGCAGAGCTGACCAACGCGGACGCGAACACAAAGACCTCCGACGTCGGCGCAGCCATCCCGACCACGACGCTGCAGAAGATCTACGAAAAGATCGAAGCGACCGGCATGATCCTGCCGCGCGTGACGCACACGTCCTACAAGGGTGGCGTGACCGTCCCGACCAGCTCGGCCAAGCCGACGGCCTCCTGGGTTGCCGAAGGCGCAGGCTCCGACAAGCAGAAAAAGGCGCTCGGCTCCATCACGTTTGCCTACCACAAGCTGCGCTGCGCGATCTCCATGTCGCTTGAGGTCTCCATCGTGACCTACCCGATGTTTGAGTCGCAGTTTGTCGCCAACGTGGCCGAGGCCATGGTCAAGGCCGAGGAACAGGCCATCATCAGCGGCTCCGGCTCCGGCCAGCCGAAGGGCATCACAAAGGAAACCGTCGTGACCGGCCAGAACATCGACATTGCCGCCGCGACGACCGCGCTGACCTACAAGGACATCACCGCAGCCGAGGCCGCGGTGCCGCAGGCATATGACGCGGGCGCGGTCTGGTGCATGACGAAGAAAACGTTCTTCGAGCAGATCGTCGGCATGGTTGACAGCGATGGTCAGCCTATTGCCCGCACCAACTACGGCATGAACGGAAAGCCCGTTTATTCCCTATTTGGCCGCGAGGTCGTCCTCGTCGGCGATTATCTGCCGTCCTTCGCGGCGAGCGTGACCGCAGACACGATTTTTGCCTTTATCTTCGATTTCAAGGACTACCTCTGGAACGAAAATCTGGGCATGACCTTCCGCAAGTACACCGACAACGCGACCGACGACGAGGTCACCGTCGCGCTGGCGCTCGTCGACGGTAAGGTCGTCGACAAGAACAGCCTCGTCACGCTGACCAAGAAGAAGGCCTGACGGCGCGCGGCCAACAGGGAGGGATAACCAATGGCTTTGATCAACGTTGCAAAAACCGCCCTGCGGCTGACCACAAACGCCCTTGACGACGAGCTCGCCGACGAGATTGACGCCTGCCTCCTGCGCCTGCACCTTGCGGGCGCAGAGGGAGCGGACGAAGACCCGCTGGTCAAAGACGCCGTCCGAGCCTTCGTCCGCTGGCAGCATGACTTCTGCGGCCGCGGCGACGAATGGAAGACGTGCTTTGAGGAGCTGCGCGACGCGATGGGCCTGTCCGACGACTATTCGCCGGGCACCGAGGGAGGGGGCGCGTGCTGTGATCTTTGACACCCAGATCACGCTGCGCCTGTTCTCCTACCCCATCGTAAACGGCCAGACGACGGAAAAGCTAGAGCGAGAAACCACCGTATGGGCTGCCCGCAAGTCCGTAAACCGCGCCGAGTATTATCAGGCCGCACAGGCCGGCAAGCGCACGGACGCAATTTTCCGCATGCACAGCGCGGAATACGGCGGCGAGCAGCAGCTCACCTGCGGCTCGGACGTCTTTGACGTCGTCCGCAGCTACGGCGCGGAGACGGAAGAGGTAGAGCTGACCTGCAAACGGAGGGACGGCGCATGATGATCTATGAGGCGCTGGCAGACCTGGGCGTACCAGCCTGCCACCCGCCATACAAGGGCGGAGAAGAAACCTACATCACCTATCAGCTGCTCGGCCAGTCCGGGCAGCTCTACGCCGAGGGCGGAGAGGCCGAGACCGGCGTGCAGTACGCCGTTTCCATCTTTGCCGAGGGCTTTGCCGCCGATCTGCTCCAGCGCACGAAAGCCGCGCTGGAGGCAGCAGGCTACATCGCGACCGTCGACATGGAAACCTACGACAAGGAAACAGGCCGCACGCAGATCGCGCTCATCGCCGAGACGGAGGGCGCAGCCTATGGCTAACATCTCCATCACCGGTGTCGACGAGCTCATGGCCACGCTCCAGAAAGCGAATGTTTTTGATGAGGACATGCAGCAGGAGCTCCTGTACGCCGCCGGGGATATCATCGTCGAGGAACTGCAAAAAATGGTCAAGGCGAGCGGGTTTCAGACCGAGGCATATGCATCCAGCGTAAAATACCGCAAAACCATCAAACGCGACAAAAACGGAGACCCGTACATCTCCATCACCGCAGTCGGCAAAAACGAGCACGGAACGCGCAGGGCGACCGTGCTTTTTGTTTTGAATTACGGCCGCGCGAAGGAGCACGGGCAGATCACAGGAACTTATTTTTGGACAAAGGGCGTCAGGAACGCGCAGAAGCGCGTAAACGCGGAGCTCGAAAAGATCCTTACACAAAAGCTGAAAGAAAGGGGCCTATTATAAATGCCTAGTTTTGACTTACGCGGAATCCGGGCGGGAAAGTATAAAAACACGTCCGGCACCGTGACCTACACAGAGCCGACCGACGTCGGCGACGCCATGGACGTGCATCTGGAACTCAAGTTCGCCGAGGGCCGCCTGTACGCGGAATCCAAGCTTGCCGAGTATATCAAGCTTGCCACCGGCGGCACGATCTCGCTGGCTGTCAAGTACATCAAAAGGGCCGCACAGGCCATGCTCTACGGCTGCACATCCGATACGAGCAAGGAAAATCTGAAATTCTCGGCAAAAGACATCGCAAACTATGTCGGCGTCGGCTTTTACGCGCCGGATAAGTTCGACGGCGTGACAAAATACACCTGCGTCTGGGTGCCGAAAGCGCTGTTCGGCCCGCCCTCGATGAGCTATAAGACCAAGGGCGAGAACATCCAGTTCAACACGCCGACCACGACAGGCGAATTCCTCGCGGACGATTCCGCCGACGAGCTGCTGCTCGAGACCGAGACCGTCGACACCGCGGCGGAGGCCGTTGCCTGGATCAAGGGAAAGCTGGGTGAGACCTGATGGAGACGACCAAGCTCAACACCGTCGACTATGAACTTGAGGGCCGGGTCTACCGGCTCTCCTGCAACATGAACGTCCTTGCCGACGTGCAGGACGAATACGACGGAAATCTGCTGCGCGCGCTGAATACGGTGCACGGCCTCAAAAGCACGCTGGCCTTCCTGGCCGCCATGCTGACCGATGCCGCAGACACGCAGGGCATCACCGACGAAAACGGCCTTCCGCTGCGCTTTACCAGCAAGCAGCTGGGCCGGAAGCTCACCATGCACCAGACGCTCGAGGCCGGGACGCGGATCTACCAGCTGATTCAGGCTGCAGTCGAGCCGCCGGAGGAAGAACTCGGTGAAAAAACGTCGGAAGACGAAAAAAACTGACACCGCCGGGGAAACCGAAGCAGCTGGGCTTTGATTTCCCCGGCTTCCTCGCCATGTGGCTGTTCCGGCTGCGCCTGCCGGAGCGGGATTTCTGGAAGACCATGAGCCCGCACCGCCTGACGCTCCTGCTGGACGCGCTGGAGCCGCCAAAAAAGCCGGAAGAGCCGCAGAGCCTCTCGGCCTACATCAACGGAGGCACGTAATATGCCAAACATCAACACAAGATTTACGCTTTCGGGCGAGAAAGAATACAAACAGGCCATCTCCGAGATCGGAAGCGGTATGAACGTCCTGAACTCGGAGATGCGCAAGGTGCAGTCCGCCTACGCGCAGAACGCCGACAGCGTCGAGGCGCTGAGCGCAAAAAACGACGTGCTCGGGCGCAAAATCTCCACGCAGACCGAAAAGATCGAGTATCTGCGTGCCGCCCTGCAGCAGTCCGCCGAGAAATACGGCGAGGCAGACAAGCGCACCATGCAGTGGCAGACAAGTCTCAACAACGCAGAGGCCGACCTCAACAACCTCAACAACCAATTCGACGAAAACAAGAAAAAAATTGAGGAATCCGGCAAGGAGATGGGCAACCTCGGTGACGTGGTGAACGGCCTGACGTCCAAGCTCGGCATCCAGCTGCCGGACAGCATGAAGTCCTCCATGAACGCCATGGGGAGCCTTGACGCGTCGTCTCTGGCGCTGGCGGGCGGCTTTGCCGCCGTCGCGACGGCCATCGTCAAGGCGGAAAAGGCGCTGATCTCCATGACGAAGGAAGCAGCCTCGAATGCAGACGATCTGCTCACGCTCGCCTCCGTGACCGGCATGACGACCGACTCCGTGCAGGAGCTCAATTACATGGCGGACCTCACGGACGTCTCCATGGACCGCATCAAGGACAGCCTCAAGGAGACCACCAACAAAATGCAGGAGGCCGCAGCGGGCACCGGCGACGCCTATGATGCGTACCAGCGTCTGGGCGTAGAGATCACCAACGCCGACGGCAGCCTCCGCAGCGCGCAAGACGTCTTTTACGACACCATCGACGCGCTCGGTGAGATCAAAAACCAGACCGAGCGGGACGCGCTGGCCATGGACCTCATGTCTGAGTCCGCGCAGGAGCTCAATCCGCTCATCGACCTCGGCGGCGAGAAAATGCGGGATTACGCGCAGGAAGCGCATGATATGGGCTATGTCCTTGACAACGACGCGCTCAAATCCCTGCAGGGCGTCGACGACGCCTATTCTCGCCTACAAAATACGCAGGAGGGCGTCAAGAATCAGCTGGCCGCAGAGTTCGCACCATATTTGGAAGAATTCTACGGCGACGTCACCAGCGGAATCAAGTATAGCGGCGATGTGCTGCAGCAATCAGGGCTGGTCGACTCATTCGGCATGCTGCTCGAGACGGCGGGCGAGATCATCAACCCGATGGATACCCTGTCAAATGACAAGGTCCCGGCTCTGACGAAGGCACTGCGCCCGCTGTCGGAGGTCATGGCGGCAATTGCCGACGCCGGGGACTTCCTGTCCGGTCTGCTGACGCTCGATTTCAACAAGATGGGCACAGCGCTCGGCCTGAATTACGGCAAAGGCCAGATGTCGAATGTACAGAAGCTCAATACCAAGTGGATGCAGCAGGATACGAACCGCGCGACCGCTGCGAACGGCTACGGCAGCTACTTCGACACCGACACCGGCAAAGCCTACGGCAATATGGAGGCCTACGCCAACGCGCAGTATGAAGCGCTCGTGCGAGCGGGAGACAGCTCCATCCTCGGCAAGTCGCAGGATTTGTGGGTGCAGGAATATCTCAAAAAGCTGCGCGGCAACGCCGCCGGCACGGACAACTGGGCGGGCGGCTGGACACGGGTGAACGAAAACGGCCTTGAGCGGATCTATCTCCCCTCCGGCTCGCGCATCCAGACGGCCAGCGAGACCCGCTACACCTCCGGCGATACCTACAACACCACCGTCTACGTCGACCACGTCGAAGACCTCGACACCATCCTCCGCATCGCCAAAAACGCGCGCATCACAACCAGAATGGGGGCGAAGTAAATGCCGACGTTTACAGTGCAGGCAAGCGGCTCGACAGCAGTCGCGAAGAACCACCCGAACACAAACTATTCAAATCTTACGCAGTACAAGCTGTTCGCTGACCCGTTTACGGGGGAAGCAGGAAACATCAAACAAGGGGATAACATATATATCAAATTCCCTGTACCGGGAGATGCGTACAAGTTTAAGCGGGTAAGCAAAGTAACGCTTTCGTTTTACGCACAGCCGACAGAAGATAGCGGAAATGGGTACAAGCAAATCTGGACGTATGTAAATGCGTTGAAAAGCCAATTTGATACGAGCGCGATAACGTATGCAACGCGACCGGAAGTCAGCCAAACATATACCGGGATTTCAGAGCATGCAGATGGAAAGTGGACTGCGCTAAACGAAATTGTGCAGCTGAACGCGGTTTTTGATCTGGCACAATACAGGAGCAAGAAGGAAGAAGTAAAAGAAGGGATAGAAAACGGGTTTGTCGTTGCGTTTCGTGGCGCTGTATCAGGAACAAGCGAAGCTGTTTTTTACGGAGAAAAGTCAACACGCAAGCCATTCCTGACGTGTGAATACTCGAATGATAATGTCGGCATAAAAGCAGACAATTTATCGCCATCGGCAGGGGCATTCGTAAATCGAGCGCAAAAAAACACATTTACATGGGACGCCGAGGATGACACAGAGCCCACGCAGGTCTGCTTCGCAGAGATAAAGCAAACCTCTGCAGTATTCGAGTGGCGCGTCAAAAATGCGAGCACCTCAAACACGATCAGCGTCTCCGGCGCGACGACCGCCTGCACAGTCCCTGCAAATACATTCCCGTCCGGGACGATCGAGTGGCGCGTAAAGGTGACGGCGAACAGCGGCACGACAACAACGTCCGCATGGCAGGGAATCACGACAACAGACGTTACCCCGACGGCCAAGCCTGTCTCCCCTTCCGGCATCGTCATCGACGCGACAATCGTCAACCGCTTTTCGTGGCAGCACATCATTTCCACCGGCACGCCGCAGAGCAAGGCCGACCTGCAGTGGTCCGCCGACGGCACGACCTGGAACACGCTCGCGACCGTCACCGGCGAAAATCAGTACTACGACGTGCCAGCGAACACCTTTACGAGCGGGACGAAATACTGGCGCGTGCGCACCTACAACCCCGACGGCACGGCCTCGACGTGGAGCGAAAAGGCCGAGTTTATCGCCATCAACGCCCCATCGGCCCCGTCCATCGTCATCCATTCCACCGGCCCGCGCCCGCGCATCACCTGGCAGACCTCTGAGCAGGAGGCCTATCAGCTGACGCTCTCGAGCGGCTACGCCTCCGGCACGGTCTACGGCACGGAGAAGGCATGGCGCTCGCCGGTCTACCTCGCCGACGGCAGCTACACCGTCCGCGTCCGCGTGCAGAACAAGTACGGCATGTGGTCCGAGTGGTCCGCGGCCGCGCTGCCCATCTCGCACACCGAGGGCGAGGCCATCACCCTGACCGCCACCGCCGGCCATGAGGCCGCGCTCACCTGGCAGACCGCCGGGAGCTACGATTTTTACCTCGTCGAGCGGGGCGGCGTGGCCATCGCCCGCACCGTCCAAAAGCAGTACATCGACCACACCAGCATCGGATCCGTCACCTACCGCGTCCGCGGCTGCTACGACGAAAGCGATAACTACGGCGTGTCAAATTCGGCCAACGTCGAAATTCTGCCGGAGACCAACATGATCTGCGACCTCGAGACCGGCGTCTGGCTCGAGATGCGCCTGTCCGAAACGCAGCTGCGCACCAACCGCACCAGTTTCTCGGCCGGTGTCTCGACCGTCCATCTGGCGGGCCTTGCCTACCCCGTCGAGGAGCGCAGCGAGCAGCGCGACCGCGCCCTGTCCGTCGCCTGCGCCTGGCCGCACGCGCAGCGGGCCGCCGCCCTCGCGCTGGAGGCCCTTGTCGGCCGCCTCGTCTGCCTCAAAGACCGATACGGAAACATGGTCGTCGGCTCGCTCCCGTCGCTCGAGAGCAACTGCGACGAGTTCATGCGCCGCTATTCCTTTACCATATCGCACACGAACCGGGAGGAGGCGATCACCCTTGACCCGTGACGTCCGCTTCCGCGTCGACGTACTCAGAAACGGCGCACCCATCACCCACCTCCAATGGGACACCGGAAGCGCCCCGCAGATCATCGCCAGCCGCGACGCGACGATCCACACCAGCATCAAGGGCACCTTCCTCGTCAACGACGCAGTCGACTACCTCTCCGACGAGCTCCAGCCTGTCATGACCATCGACGGGCAGGAGACGCCCCTCGGTATCTATCAGGCCGCGACCCCGAGCATCAAGGGCGCGGCAGGTCAGAAGCGCGTCGAGGTCGAGGCCTACGACCGCTGCTGGCGCGTCTACAGCAACCGCACCGAGACCATCCTGCACCTGTCCGCCGGTGCGTCCTATCTCACCGAGATCCGCAAGCTGCTCACCGCCTGCGGCGTCGCGCTCGTCATTGCGACGCCGTCGGACGCGACGCTGCAGACCGACCGCGAGGACTGGGATATCGGCACGAGCTACCTGACCATCGTCAACGACCTGCTGGCCGAGATCAACTACAACAGCCTCTGGTTCGACGCCTCCGGCGTCGCCCGTCTCGAGCCCTATCAGGAGCCGAGCGCGCAGAACATCGACTGGTCCTACGGCACGACGGATCTCTTCCTTCCGGACCGGCATCCGGGGCCGAACTTCTCAGATGAGGAAGACATCTTCAACGCGCCGAACGTCTTCATCTGCGTTTGCTCCAACCCGGATCTGGAGCAGCCCATGGTCGCAACGGCTGTCAATGACAATCCGCAGTCGCGCAAGTCCACCTTCCGGCGGAACATGCGCATCGCCTCGCTCATCAAGGTCGACAACATCGCCTCGCAGGAGGAGCTGCAGGCCTACGCCGACCGCATGCGCAACGAGTCGCTCCTGTCCGCCCGGGCCATCACGTTTTATACCCTCAACGACCCCGGTCACGGCATCGGTGACGTCCTCGCGCTCACGCACGACGACATCGGCGGCATTTACCTCGAGACCGGCTGGCAGATGCAGCTGTCAGCCGGAAGCCTGATGACACACTCTGCAAAAAGGACGGTGATTGCATAATGGAAGGCGTTGACAGCCTGTACACCGAAGAACCCGAAGAGCAGCAGACCGAAGAACAGCAGCAGCCGTTCCAGCTGGCCGTCATTGCGACGGTCGAGGAAGACGGCCTGACCCTCACGCCTGACGGCGCGGAGGAGCCGACCGAGAAGCATTTTAAATGCAACACCGGCATCAACTTCGCCGCCGGACAGCGCGTGGCCGTCCTCGAACTGTCCGGCAGCAAGGTCGTCATGTTCCCGATCGGCAACCCCGGCGCGGACGCGCCGGCGAAGATCCCAATTGGCGGTACGACCGGGCAGGTGCTCCAAAAATCGTCCGACAACGACTACGCGCTCACCTGGGGCAGCATTACCGGCCTCCTGCCGACCGGCGGAACGAGCGGACAGATCCTCAAAAAGTCAGGCAACGCCGACTACGCCGTCGAATGGGGCGACATCAACGGTGCTCTGCCTTCCGGCGGAACGACGGGCCAGGTGCTCAAAAAATCCAGCGCCACCGACTACGCCGTCACCTGGGGCAGCCCCGACGGCATCCTGCCGACCGGCGGCACCGATGGTCAGGTCCTGCTCAAAAACGGCGCGAGCAACTACGCCGCCAAGTGGGGAAGCATCACCGGCGCGCTCCCGACCGGCGGAACATCCGGTCAGGTGCTGAAAAAATCCAGCAACACCAACTACGCTTGCACGTGGGGCGACGTCGCCGGAACGCTTCCGAGCGGCGGAACCGACGGCCAGGTGCTCCTGAAAAACGGATCGACGGCCTACGCCGCGAAGTGGGGCACGGTATCCGCCGCAGGACTCAAGAGCGGATACAATTCGCTGGAGCTGAAAACAAAAACCCTGACGCCGTCCTCGAACGGCTTTGAGATAGGGACATCGAGCTATCCCGTGACAGTCAGGGGAGACGAAATCGTGCTGTATTACAATTCATACCGCTACTGCACCCTTGCGTGCAACTCATCCGGGAAGCTGACCGTCAACGGCACAGCCATCAACTAAGGAGGGCATCATGAAATTATACGACATCGCGCTCGCGGCGAAGCCACTGCAGAAGCTCATCGAACAGGACCTGCCGCTCCGGCAGGCCTATCAGCTCGCCATGCTGGCGACCAGGCTCAACCCAACACTCGAATTCTACGGAAACCAACTCATGAGCGGGCGGCCGCAGGCGGAGCTGAACGAGCTGGACGCCGACACGCTCCCCGAGCTGCCGCACATCACGCTTCCACTCGACCTCGATATCCGGCTTTCCGCCGGGGATATCAAGTGCCTTGAGCCGTTTGTGACCTTCGAAGGAGCTGATAACGCATGATCACCATCCACTGCTCCCGCGCGTGCGCGCATCTGGCGTCGCCGCCGGAGCTTTTGACGGCGGGCATGGCCAAGGCCGTGACCGTTGAGTTCGTCTTCTCGCCCGAGTGGGACGGGCTGACGAAGACAGCCGTCTTCTCGAACGGCAAAACCACCGTCGACGTTCTGGCGGCGAACTGGGACGGGGATACCGTTCCCGTACCGCACGAAGTTCTCGCCGTCCCGGGCCGCCACGCCCGCGTGGGCGTCTATGGCGCGGACGAAAGCGGCGTCGTCCTGCCGACCGTCTGGGTGAGCCTCGGCAAGGTCCAGCCCGGCGCGGATCCGTCCGGCGACGCCTCGGCCGACCCGTCCCTGCCCGTCTGGGCGCAGCTGCAGAAGCAGATCGGCGATCTGGACGACCTCAAGACCTACAACAAGGGCAACCTCGTCGACGCCATCAACGAGGCCCGCAGCTCCGGCGGCGGCTCTGGTGGCGGGGGCATCCAGTCGGCACAGATCGACGCGATCCTCGTGATGACAAAATCCGAATATGACGCGCTGGACAAAAAGGACGCGCGGACACTGTATCTGTTGGAGGGATAACATGCTGGCAGTTGGACTCAAACGCATTCTGGAGCTGTTCATCGGCTCCATGGGCATCAAATCCGCCCACCTGGGCACGAAAACCATCTACGAAAGACCGGGCGGATTTTTGTACATTGAACTCACAAGCGAAGAAAGGGGATAAATCCAGATGGCAAGTTTTTTCAATCTGACACTTGATACGCTGGCACCTGCCGGCCTATCGCTGATCCTGAACGACGGTGCACAGTACGCGACTAGCGCGACCGTCACGGCGAAGATCTCTGTCTCCGACGAGACAACGACGGGCTACCAGATGAAGATCTGGGGCACGAAGACGGCGGAGACCGAGGCGGAAGCGTCGTGGGAGACATTCGCCACGACAAAATCCATCACGCTGCCCGACGGCGACGGCCTCAAGACGATCTATGTCAAGATGCGCGACGACGTCGGCAACGAAACGGCCGCAGTCAGCGACACGATCACGCTCAACACGTCGATTCCTGCCGTGAACATCACCGGCCCCGACAAGAGCAGGATCTCGAAGGTCACGGGCTACGATGCAGCGGCGTTCTCCTTCGTCTGCGACGTGGACTTTGAGGAATACACCATTCGCGTCGTCCCGGCGACGAGCAGCCTGCACACGGCGGGCACGCAAATCCCGACGACGGGCGGCTCCACCAACGTCAGCGGCACGGAGGGAGGCTACAAGAAGAACACCGCCATCAACGTCACTGTCAAGGGCGCGGACCTCGAGGCAGCGTCTTCCGGCGACGGCACGAAGATCGTCAAGGTCTTCGTCAAGAACGCCGCCGGGACCTGGAGTGCCGCCTGATGGCCGCGCCGCAGCTGACATTCTCCATCACGGGCAACAAGATCTCGGCGGTCTCGGGGTTCGACTCGATCACCGTTTCCTTCTCGTCGGACATCGCCTACACGGCCTTCGAGTGCCGCGCGACGAAGTCCGGCGAGGATTGGGGCCGCGGGAAGGGCGCTTTGATCGCGTCCTTCTCACAGACCCCGGCGGGCACGCAGCGCACCTTTGAGGTTTACGACGATTTTCTGCTTTCCGGTGATGGGGAATACCGCATTTCGTTGTTCGCGCAGGGCGCGGACGGCAGCTGGAACGACAACTACGGCTTTATCCCGCTGGGAGAGTCGCAGGCGCTGAAGACCGCGGACGGCGAGGATTTTCTGTGTATGAAGGAGTGATCGTATGGCTTACAACAGCCAGTTTACCGGCGCGCAGATCGACGAGGCTATCGCCGACGTGCGCAGCAACAAAGACGCGTGGAACGGAAAGCAAGATATGATTCTCGCCTCCGGCGCGGCCGTCGGGGACCTGATCAAGGTCAAGGCGGTGGACGCCAGCGGGAAGCCGACGGCCTGGGCGGTGGCCGTGGCGGGCACGGACTATATGAAGACCGGCAACATCACCAAGCAGACCCTGGTCTCCGCCGAGACCACGCCGACCGAGAACATGGCCATCAACTGGCAGTATGAGTGAGGAGGCCCCATGGCGCACAAGACATTGATCTCCGGCACGGCCTATTCCGTGACCGGCGGCCGGGAGCTGATCGGCGGCACAGGCTACGGCTGCAAAGCCGGGAAGACCCTCATCGGCGGGACGGCATTCACCGTACCGTTTTCGAAGGGCATTCCCCTGAGCACCATCACCCCCGGCGCGATCCTGTACCTGAACGAATCCGGCAGCCCCGTGCCGTTTTATATCGCCAAGCACGACTACGAGAGCGGGCTTAACGGGGCTGGGCGCACGCTGATTGTGCGCAAGGAATGCTACGAACGAATTGCGTTCTCCCAGTGGAGCAGCTCCAACCTATTCCCAACATCCACTGTATCCGCTTTCCTCGCGGATACATGGTTAGGGCTGTTGGACTCTGCCATTCAAGGCGCGGCAGGGCAAACAAAAATTTACTGCTACATCGATGAATATCAAACGAGGAGAGAATTAACGAAAAATGCGTTTATACTGTCCATAGGTGAGCTGAAGGGCGGCGGCGGAGATGGGACTCCATTGGACCAGACGGTGCGTAGCCTGCTTGCTGCCGCAAAACTAAATGGATCTAATATTCATCAATGGACCAGAACCCCAAAAGAATATTCAAGTACAGACGTGTACGTGTTGGATACCGCCGGGAATGTCACCGAACAGTACTGTGGAAACGGGAACGGCGTCCGCCCCGCCTTTACCCTCCCCGGCACCTTCCCCGTGATTCAAAACCCCGACGGCACCTACACCCTAGCAGCATAAAGGAGGTCTCACATGGGCACAAACCACATTTTGAAAGACGGCACATCCTACGCCATCAAAGGCGGCACCGACCTGATTGCTGGTACAAGTTACCAAATCGGGGGGGTCGAACGCTGGTGAATGGGACAGCGTATGAGGTCAAGTTCAGCGACGGGCTGACGTGGATCATAAATGAGTCCCCAAAAATAATGGTTTTTGAGCAAGCCATTGATTTTACATCAAACGGGAAAAAATTTGACTACTTCATGATCACTGCAGGCTCTCGGCCAAGCATTGTTTACTCTTACGGGCCAGGCGATATTTGGTACGCATATTTCAACGGGAGCTGGACGCAAGAGGCATTCCGGACAGTGACTTTCGCTGAAATGCCAACAGGCGCACTATTAGCATGGCTGCAGGCCAATGCCGTGCAGCAATAGACAGGAGGAACTTATGGACACCTGGTACATCACAATCGGAGGGCAGGAGATCGAGACGCGACCGGCCGCTGGCCGCATGCGCGACGCCGACTGGGGCGGGCGCGAGAGCCGCGCCGTCACCATCGAAAAGAGCGCGGTTGCAGACCCGCTGGCGCTGTTCTGCGACGGCGCCGTCTGGGGCATGATCCACCGCTACACCACGGCCGTCCCTGTGCTGGACGCAGAGGGCAACGTCCAGATGAACGAGGACGGAACCGTCAAGTCGACGACCGAGACCGCCGAGGACCGCTACATGGACGACTACGCGGATTTCATCCTCGCCGGTCCCGTCACCGACAACCGCGACGGCACCATCACCGTCAAAATGGGCAAGCCCCTGCCCCTCGAGCGGGCAGAGGCAGAAAAAGCCGCCGCCCAGCACACCGCCGCGACCCTCATGGGCATGCCCGTCTATACCGCCATCGGCGAGAGCAGAGCGCAGACCCTGCGCGCCGCCATCGTGACGGCCGCGGCCAGCCTGCCCGACAAGGACGCGTCCGAGGCCCCGGAGCTGTTCCCGCAGCTGACGGGCGACGGCAGTCTCGTCAAGTCCGGCACGCGCATCTGCTGGCAGGGCGGCATCAAGCGCGCAGCCGTCGACATCTGGGACACGGCCGAAAATACCCCGGACGCAACCCCGAACCTTTGGGAGGATATCCAGTACAAGCAGGGCTACCGCCTCATCCCCGAGACCATCACCGCGACCCTTGCCTTCGCCAAGGGAGAGCGCGGCTGGTGGCAGGACGAGCTCTACGAGTCCCTGCTCGCCGCCAACGTCTACACCCCGTCCGTCAACCCGGACGGGTGGAAGAAGATCACGGAAGAAGGTACATAGCCATGGACACCAAGACCATCATAGTTACGCTCGTCTGTGCCGTGCTCGGCTCGTCCGCGCTGACGGCGGTCGTCAATGCCGTCGTCAGCGCGATACAGAAAAAGCGCGGCAAGGCCACGACGCAGGAGGCGCACCTAGCCGAGATCGACAAAAAGCTCGGGAAAATGCAGGAGCATCAAGACGAGCAGTATCTGGCGATCCTCCGGCTGACCATCATGTCAGAGGAAATGCCAATGGCCGAGCGCCTGATCGCCGGGCAGAAATACGTCAAGCTGGGCGGCAACGGCGATGTAAAAAAGTTTTTGCACCAGCTCGAAAAGCAGTGTGAGCACAATGGAGTTTAGCAAGAAGTGGCTGATCTGCAGCGCGCTCGTCAGCCTCGCACTCATTATCGCCTGCGCGGCAGGCGCAGACCTGACGGAGATCACGCTTGCGGTGCTGGCTGAAACAACAGCTTCCAGCGGATTCTATCTCTGGAAGGCAAAGAACGAGAACCGCGCGAAGTACGCGCAGAAGTACATGGATAAATGGGCCGAGAAATACGGCCCGGAAGCGGCAGCACGCATCGCGGAGATCGTGCTGAAAGATTGAAAGGAGCATACTTATGGACTACACGCAAATTATCTCGGCAGTGATCGCGCTCATCAGCGCGCTCGTCTCGGCATTTCTGATCCCGTGGCTCAAAACCAAGATCGACGCGGACAAGCTGCAAACGCTCCGCACTTACGTTGAGATCGGCGTAAAGGCGGCGGAGCAGCTGTACACCGCGACGGACGGCGCAGCGAAAAAGGCGTATGTTGTGAACTTCCTCGCCGAGAAGGGCATTCAATTTGATGTGGAAACGATCGACAAGCTGATTGAGGCCGCCGTGCTGCAGCTGCACCACGAGCTGTACGGGAGTGAGCGGGCATGAGTTACGTTATGAGAGCGTCCGAGCTTGTAAAAAAGCACATCGACGTTGCAAAGAATTACAAAACCGTGTACATGTGGGGCTGCTTCGGCTCTCCGGTCACGGATGGGATCATCACTGAGAAGGCAAAGCAATACCCGGACTGGTACGACGCCGCAAAGCAGGCCAGATTCCGCGGGCTGATCGGAAAGGGCTACTTTGGCTTTGACTGCGTGAATCTCACGAAGGGGATCCTGTGGGGCTGGAACGGCAACAAAAACGCCTACCACGGCGGCGCCCGCTACGCCGGAAACGCCGTCCCGGACGTATCCGCAGACGGTATGATTGCCAAGTGCAAGGACGTATCCGCATCCGGCTGGGATAAGCTCGTTCCCGGCGAGGGCCTGTGGATGCCCGGCCACTGGGGCCTGTACATCGGAGACGGCCTTGCGGTCGAATGCACGCCAATCTGGGATAATGGCGTGCAGATCACCGGCGTCGGCAACATCGGCGTCAAGGGCGGCTACAACAGCCGTGTGTGGAAGAAACACGGAAAGCTCCCGTGGGTCGACTACGACACGGAAACCGTCGACAAGGCCGTCGAGGACGCCAAGAAGACCATCAAGGCAAAAGCCGGGCTGGCAGACAGCACGATCAAGTATCTTGCCGAGTACAAATACGGCGACGACCTCCTGAAAAAGCTGGCTGCGGCCATGAAGTAAGCCCTGCCCGGCGGCGGGCCGAAGGGAGTGACGAAAGCATAACTGCGCGGCTGGCTCTGCCGAAGGAGCTGGAACACCTCACGCGCAGCGACTGGGAGCGCGTCACTGACGAGGGACTTTTGGACGTGATCGATCGGCAGATCGTGAAGCTTTATATCGTGTGCAGGCTCCCGCAGATGGACGCCGCCGGTGAAATCGGTATCGACCGCAAAACCATCTCCCGCCGCCTGCCGCACATCTACAATATCGCCCGCCGTCTGGTAGGGAAAACGGACAAAGAGAAAGCGCCATGAGCAACGGCTCATGGCGCTTTTTCTATGTTCCGGGATTGGCTTTCGGACGATAGTTCGGGTTATACGATCTGCATGCGCGCTCCAGCGCGCGGAAGTCGCAGGAGATCTTACAGATGAAGCTGCTCTTTCCATTGACGACATCGTAGTATGTACGATTGGCATGATCCAGAATGGCAAGCTTCTGACGGTTGCAATGCTCGATCTGGTTCAGGAGCAGGTTGCGATACTTCACATCCGGCTCTGCGGAAATGTCGTATTCAAGGATCGCAGAATCAGGAACAGGGACCATGTTGTTGAAGCCGAGAAGACCGAGGCGTCCACCGTCAAGCTTCAGGATGTGCTTGCCGGGCTTTAGATTGGCATGGTTTGGCTTCGGGGATTCCATGGGGACGAAATAGCGGAAGCTTCCGACAGTGAGAACAACGCCGACATAGGGGCGACGCTGGCCCTTGTTGAACGGGACACGGAAGTCACGGGAATGGAGGAAGGAAATATAGCGCTCACTGATGTGGCAGATAAAAAGATTCTCCAAGATTCGACCTTTCCGGGAAAGAAAAAGCGAGACTGCAGAAGTCTCGCTTTTAGTTGCCCATGATTTTTTAAGCCCCTACTTAACGGCAAGGGATTTCCGCTTTTTTGGCTCCCTACTTGACGGCAAGGGATTTCCGCTTTTTTAGCTCCCTATTTAACGGCAAGGGATCTCCGCTTTCATGGGCAGATGATGAACGGCGACGTTCAATCTCTGTAGATTCCTGAAATGGTTGTGCCGCGGATCGTGCGGTGCCAGATTTCAGGATTCTTTCGCGGATCTCTCCGCACCCCTAGTATAAACTCAAAAATGTGTAGAAGTCAAGAGGGGTACTGGGAAAATTTTTAAGAGGAAAGCATGTCCCACAAATGGTACACAGATGTCCCGGAACTGTCCCCCATAAAAACCGGGAAAGCGGCAGAATGAGAGTAGGAGCTGGCCAGCTTACTACTTTTACCGGAGGATTTTTTTATGGAATACGCAAGCAAGGGACTCGCGGGGACTGCGCTGGGCTTTGGCATCGGCGGCGCCGCGATGAGTCTGGCAAACGGCGGGCTCGGCAATCTGCTGGGCGGCCTCGGACAGAACAACCGGGCGGCTGCCGCAGAAGTGACGGCGGCTGCGGCAACGCCCGCCATGGCAGCGCTGGCCGCTGCGCTGGCTTCGCGCCAGCAGGAGCCGACGTGCAGCGAGAACATGCCGGTCACGCGCTACGATCTCGACCGGGAGCAGAAGCTGGCCGCGAAGGACAGCGAGATCGCGCTGCTCAAGGCCAACACGTACAACGACGGCAAGATGCTGGAGGTGTACGGTTATATCGATGGGCAGCTCAAGGACGTCCGTGAGGCGCTGTGCAAGCAGGCCGTCCACAACCAGCGCACCGAGGACAGCTTCACGCTGGTCAAGCAGGACGTCGAGTCTGTCCGCAAGGAAGCGCTTGACGCGGTCAAGATGGAGGCCGAGCGCCGCTGCTGCGGTGACAACTCCATTGTCACCTACGTCAACGCGACCTTTTATCCAAAGCAGGTCGCCGACGTCACCACGGGCACCGCGACCACGGCGCAGACTCTCTACAACCCGATCCAGCGCTGCTGCAACAAATAAGCAAACGGGGCGGCAATCGCCGCCCCATCCTTAAAGGAGGGAAACTGCAATGACAGTGACGATAGATCAGGCCATGCGCGGAATTTTGCGCTTTTTTGATACAGTAGCATCCCCACATATGGACGAGGTGCGGTCCTTTGTGGCAGGCGTTGGGTTGTCTTTGCTGGCAGACGGCAGCAAAGAGCAACTGCTTGTACTGAGAGATAACCCGTGGGTCAAAGCAATGCAAATTATGGATGAGCACGGGGATATTGACATTGACAGGCTCTATAATAAGGCAAGACCTCGGCTCGATGGACGAAAACTCCCGATAAGGATTCCGTTTATCGGCAAACTAACTTTTGTTGCGGACGATATTGACAGTCTATACAAGTACATTCAGGAGGCATGATATGCAGGAATATATTGAAAAACTCCATAAGGAGTTGCATGAGATCATGGAACGTCCGGTGACGCTGGGGCGCGCGGAGGAAGTTATGGTGTATGCGGATACTATCTGCGCGCTGCATAAGCTAGGTGACGACCATTTTCGTGAGTCCACGAAAATGATGGAATTTACCGAGGACGACGCAAAAGCGTGGAAGGCCCGCATGAAGAACGCCGACGGCTCGACCGGCCCGCACTGGACGATGGAACAGACGACGGCCGTGGCCGAGAGCATGGGCATTCAGGCGCCTGTGGTCCCGCGCTGGGCGTGGGGCGTGACCATGAACATGATGTACTCGGATTACTACCCCGTCGCCGTAGAGTTCGGACTCAACCGCCCGGAGTTCTACGCCGCGCTGGCAAAAGCGTTTCTGCTCGATAAAGACGGCCCGGGGCCGGAACAGAAGCTCATGGCGTATTATGAGCATATCGCAAAATAAAGAAATCCCTCCTGTCACCAGGAGGGATTTCAGCTTGCTATAGAATCTATATTTAGATGGGATTCATTCATGCGTACCGAATAAATGTATAACCGTCAATCTGCGAGGGGGTAGAGGGTGACGTGCATGTCGCTGCCGGATTTGGTGTAGGATTTGGTCTGCTTATGGTAGAGGACCTTCTGCAGGACAGTTTTCAGGAGGGCGTTTTTCTCCTGCGGGGATGCGGCGAGCGGGTAGGTCTCGAGGACGCGGCGGACGGCGGGGGCCAGACGGGCGCGGGCCTGTCTGGCACGGGCCAGCTCGGTGATCGTGGTCTGGCTTGCCTCGATGCGGTCGACGATGACCTGCTTGTCGGCGGCGAGCGCCTGCGAGCGCTGCAGGAAGATCTCCGGTGTATAGACACCGGTCTCGACCAGCTCATACGCGCGGGCCTCCTGCGCCTCCAGCTTGGCAAGCTGCTTGCGGTCGGCGGCGATCGAGGACTCGAGCGCGGTGCGCATGGGCGTGTCATCTGGCGCAGCGGCCTCACCGAGCTCCAGCTCGCGCAGCCAGCCACGCAGAGCATCCAGCACGGCGTCCTCCACATCATCATACCACGCGCTGACGGTCGTGCAGCCGTAGGAGGGACAAAGGAGCGTATCGCGGCGGTTGCCGGACGACGGACGGCGTACCATCACGCGGCCGCACTGGTCGCAGCGGACGAGCCCGGCGAGGCTCGTCACGGTCCCCCATGCGCCCTTGCCGCGCGGGCTGGCGCTGGAATAGCTCAGAGCGACGGCCTTGTCGTACTGCTCCTGCGGGATCAGGCCGTCGTGCAGCCCTTTATAAAGCTTCAGATCCTCCTGCCGGGTGCGCGGGCGGCTGACGACGACGGAGCCGTCAACAATGCGCTTCGTCTCCGGTCGGCCACCGGATTTGATCCAGCCCGCATTTGCCGGATTGCGCAGGATATCCAGCACAGAGTCCGCGCGCCAGAAGCTGCCGGAGTTGGTCGGGACGCCGAGGCTGTTCAGCCGCGTGGAGATCGCCTTCGCGCCGATGCGCGCGCAGCCCTCGCCGGTGTACCAGTTGTAGATCTGCTGCAGGACGGGGGCCTGCTCCGGGTGCGGGACGAGCTTATAACCCTTGTCGTTCGGCAGCTTCTCGCGCAGCCAGCCGAAGGGTGTTTTGCCGGAGATCCACTTGCCTTCGCGTAAAGAAGCCTCCTTGCCGCGCGACAGGCGGCGCTTGATGGTGTTGTACTCGCGCCGGGACATAAAGAGGCCGAACTCAAAGTATTCCTCGTCCATCTCGTTGTTCGGGTCGTAGGTCTTGTTCGGCGTGATGATGCGGGTGTCGGAGTATTTAAAGGTCTGGGCAATAATGCCCTGGTCGATGGTGTCGCCGCGCGCCAGACGCTCGACCTCCATGACGATGACGCCCGCATAGTTCCCGGTCTCAACGAGCTGCAGGACCTTCTGCACCTCCGGCCGGACGGCAATGGAGTCGCCGGTCACGACCTCTTCGCAGATCTCCACGACGTTCAGCCCGCGGCTTTCGGACAGCGACAAAAGCGCGGCCCGGTGCCGTTTGAGCGTGTCGGTCTGGCCGAGGGCTTCGGCCTCCATGTCCTTCCGGGACTTGCGCAGGTAAATGATGTACTGCGCGAGCGGGTCGGCGATTTTCCAGGTAGATGTAAATTTCATAAGCAGATTCTCACCACAAGGGCAAAAGGTTATACGGATACCGCTCCGGCGCTGGGCCGGGGCGGTTTGATTTATGCGCGGAACCAGCCGATCGATGGGCTGAGTACGTCGGCCACAAGCGCGAGGGCACACAGCGAAAGAATGCCCAAGAGGATGAGCGTCACAAGTCGGTGCATGTGCAGGGACTTCTGATGCTGAGCAAGCTGCACACGAAGCGCCGCGTTCTCGGCGCGGAGTTTTTCAGCATCGGGAGGCTCGGAAGGCTCGGCAGGCTCATCATGCGGGATGCCGAAATACTCATCCATAGAAACGCCCATCTCCCGGCAGATCGGGCCGACCGTGTAAACAGACGGATTTTTGATGTCGCCGCGAAAGAACTGGGAGACGGTGCCGACGGAAAGGTCGGTATTTTCGGCGACGTCCTGATTTGTTTTGTGCGGAGTGATCGTCTGCTTCTGCTCACGGCACAAATCAGATAATTTTTCATTCAAAACATGTCATTCCCCCCAAAAAAGCAAGACGTCTGACTGCAAAAAGCAACTGCCATATCTTTACAAGACTACCGTGGACAGGCTATCCTAAAGTTACAGACGGCTCCCGGTCGCCTGCGCAAGCAAAAGCCCGCGCCGTTGTTCGGCCAGCGGCGCGGGCGACATCTCAAAAACCAAGCGCGTACATGAGGCCGGGGATGACGCGGACGAACAGGAAGCAGCCGGCACAAAGCGCAAGGGCAATGACGATGATAACTTTCCGGACTCTGCGGGGACCAGCGACGGCGGACTCGTATTCCTCAGGCGTCATGCCATCCGTGTACTCATCGTAGAGCGGGCGACCGGCGTCGTCTGTGAACCTGTTATCATAGATCCGGCAAAAATCAACCAGCGTGCCAATGCCCCAAAAGCCGAGCGTAAAGAGCCAAAGAAGCCCCGTCCAGATCTTGCCGACATAAAACCGATGTGCACCGAGGCCGCCGAGGAAGATACAGAGCAGCAGCGCAGTCGAGCGCTTCTTCTGCGCGGGCTGGCGGGAACCCCGCGCGCGGGACTCGGCCTTCGCCTGGTCGCGGATGTAATTCACGGTCCCGCAGCCGCAGTACGGGCAGATCAGAGCCTCATCGTCGATCTCCTTGCCACATTTGTTACAGTACATAAAACCTCCTACGGATCACAATCCTTGCACGGCGTGTAAAGCGCGGCGGCCTCTTCACGCGAGCCGGTGAAGCTGCCGCGGTTCTCGGGGTTCATCTGGTCGATGTGCGAGCAGCCGGGAAGATGGAAAACGCCGCTGGACTTGTTGTAGATATACGTGTGGATGCTGTCGCCGGTCGCACCGGAGATGGCCGGAGCCTCTGCGGGAAGCGTGCCAGGGAGGAACGAAACAAAATCGCCGACGATCGGTTCCAGCGGCTCCACGTCGAGCGGGTCACCGCCGATGCTGGCGTAATACTCGGCCTGCGCCTCGGCCTGTTCCGTGTCTGTATATTCCGCGCTGCCGGTAAAGGCCGGATCCGCGGCGGGGAGCACAGCGGCGTCGGCCGCCGCGCGAAGCTCTGCGGGCGAAGATTTGTAAGAGCGGGCTGCGGAGATCGTGTCCGCCAGACGGAGCAGCCCGACCCAGCCGACAAAGGCCAGCACACAGCAGACCAGCACAAGCAGAACCCTGCGCCATGTCTGTTTCATGGCAAAACCTCCAGTTTGATATGTAAATTTTTGTAGACTCTCATAATTGTAATTAACGAACGTATGTTCTAATATAATCATGCGAGTCAGGAAAAGGAACCTACAAATATTGTAAGCCACCGCCGAAGAAAGCACAACCGGAAAAATGAACAAAAAATGAACGGTCTTTTTGTGGAAGAATGGGGGAATGGATAGGATGACGCGAAGTTTTTACCTGCAGGACATCCGCCGCATGCTGCGGCTTGCGACGACGGAACAACTCGATCTGGTCTGGCGCTTCCTGCGCGGACTGGTTGCATAGAGAAAAAAGAGCCGAGGGCGGTCATCCGTCCTCGGCCATTTTTTTTGCGATCTCGGCGAGCAGCTGCCATTCGTCGGCGCTGAGCTTGCTGATGATCGATACAAACCGCTTGCGCGGCGAGTCGTCCGAGTCGTGCATGACGACGCCCATGAACTCGGCGATCTCCTGGTTCCGCGTCAGCTTCTGTTTCATCTCGCCATCGCCAGTGCGGAGCCAGTCCTCATTCACGTTAAACTCCCGGCAGATCAGCTTGATGAACGGCTCATTGGGGCTTGTTTTCTCGCCCTCGAGGTTTGTGATCACGCCGCGGGTCGTGCCGAGACGTTCGGCAAAGTCGGTCTGAGAGAGTCCGGAAGATCTGCGGATCTCTTTGATTCGCTCGTTGATGGTCATTGAAATCACCTCATGACTATATTATACACGCGATGGATGTATTGTCAATACAAAAATATGCAAAATATTTTGCAAACATGTATTGACAAAACATCAGAATGGTGGTACAGTGTAGTCACAATACAAAACACGGAAATAAAGTGTTGCGACAACGCGAGGTGAGAACAATGTCCGAGAAGGAAAAGCAGGTCATGGACTACCTGAAAAAACAGTCCGGGAATCTGACCGACGAACAGCTCCAGCGCCTGAGCGATATCGCCTACGGCATGATGCTGGCGCAGGAGAGAAAGAAGGAGCAGGACGAACAGACTGCGTAAAGCTGTAAAATCTGGAAAAACTAACGCCGAAAGGAGGCTGACCCATGAGAAAGCCGTATGACCCGATCGCGGACGAAGAGCCGCACATCGTGGCCGAGTATCATTTTCCAAACTGCACGGCGTATATCGCCGACAACTACCTGCGCCGGCTGACGCCGGAGCAGAAAGAAGCCAACCGGCAGGCCGCCCGCCGCGTGGCGTGGCAGATCCTCGAGCGGGCCGCAGCCGAAGGGCGTCTGCCCGCGGCCAGCAATTAAACGCGCCGCAAGGCGCGTACATAGGAGTCGATATTATGGCAAACGTCAAGACCTACACCCTGACGCTGGATGCGCAGGAGCTGCGGGACGTGATCGAGGCGGCGCTGGTGTGTGAGTGCCAGAACGCCGAGGACGCCCGCGCCATGCAGCGCAAGGGCTACGATCTCGAGGCACAGAAGCTGCATTGCATGAACGCCCGGCTGATGCGGGTGGTCAAGAGAATACAGGAGACGGAGGCGAAGGCATGAAAAAGCTGATTCTGACAACGGCTGAATGGCTGTATCTCAAGTGGATACTCGAAAGGAACATGATCCGGATGGATGCGGATGCGTTCCGTCTCAAAGAGGGAGAGCCGGGCAGCGAAGCAAGGCGGGAAGCCATTGGGAAAGAGCTCGAGAGCATTGAGAAGGAGCGCAGGAATATCGAGTTGGTGCTGGAAAAGATCAAGGCGGCGGACAGCGTACAGGACGGAACGGAGGAGAAGAAATGAGAACCAATCTTGCGGAGCGGCTCGGGTATGAGCCGGAGGAAGAGACCAGGGAGCGGCAGGAGCGGCTGCTGGAGGAGCTGCGGTACCGGGAGGCCATGCGGCGGGTGGTGAAGACCTGCTGCGTGTGGTTGGGAGGCGCGGCCTTTGTGCTGGCGGTGATCGCCGGGTACGCAGAGATGACCGACGCATGCGTCGCGACCGGCGCGATCGCGCTGGGCCTGACGACCTACGGGATCCTGTGATGGACGAACCGAAGATCCCAGTCGAGCTCCGGCCGGATCAGCTGGCAGACATCATCGACGCCGTCCTGGCTTTTGCCGATGACTGTGCCAACGACCGGGAGATCCTGCAGAGCATGCCGCGCGTCGACCGAGACACGGTCGAAGACCTGCTGCAGCGCGAGACGGCGCTGCAAACGCTAGCGGCATGGCTGCAGCACGTACAGGAGGAAGCGGAGTGAATTATTTTGCGCCGCGCATGCGGCCCATCCCGCCGCCCTGCGGCCGGAACTGCCCGGACCGAAGCGGCACATGCCGCGTCGGGTGCTGCACATGGACGCTCTACGAGAGCATCCGGAACCACATCTACGACGTAAACCACCGCGACAGGGACAGCCTGCAGCCCGATCTTGCAGCGGGAAAGCAGATGGTCCATGCCGACAACCAGATAAGGAGGCGCAAACACATTGCGAAATAGCATCGACTACCCCGGCGAGCGGGCGCCGCGGCGCCCCGCCGTGATCGCCCAGGCCGGATACACCGGCCAGAACCACTTTTCCGTTACATATGGAGACCAGAAACTAACCGTCCGCGCCGAGGACGGCTATGCGGCCCTTTTTACCGCCGCCAAGCACTGGGGCTATAAATTCACCCGTCCGGAGTACCATCAGAACGCCCGTGCGACCAAGCTCCACTACACGCCGGACACCCGGCCGGGGGCGCTGGTATGAACAAAGATGTGATGTTTTCCAGCGCGACGGATTTGTGGGAAACGCCGCAGAGCTTTTTTGACGCGCTGAACGAAGAATTTGGCTTTGAAACGGACGTCTGCGCGCTGCCGGAGAATGCAAAATGCGCGCGGTATTTTACACCGGAGGACAACGGCCTTGCTCAGACGTGGACGGGCGTCTGCTGGTGTAACCCGCCGTATGGGCGGGAGATCGGGAAATGGGTGCAGAAAGCAGCAATGTCCGCCAACAAAAATGGGGCAACCGTTGTCATGCTGCTGCCCGCGCGGACGGATACAAAGTGGTTTCATCGATACATATACGGAAAGGCGGAAATCCGCTTTATCGCCGGTCGGCTGAAATTCGGCGGCGGCAAGCACAACGCGCCGTTTCCAAGCATGGTTGTGGTATTCGGGCAGGAGAATAAGACATGAGATTTGTCTGTGACTGCTGCCACGATCTGACGAACATCGAGGCCGACAGGATGGAGATCCAGGGCGACAAGCTGATGGTGTACAGCCGCGGCGCCATGCTGGAATGGGCGTGGTGCCAGTACGTTGGGAAACAGAC